TCAGCACCCCTCCTCGGGAAATTGAAACCGCGCCACAAGACGCCGCCGCCAAGGTGTGCTCAGCGGGCTTTCCACCACTCCGTGACCGGAATAGGCATGTATGAAACTGGGCTGCCCACCGACCTCCGCCGCCAGCCCCAGATGTTTGGCCACAGCCCCGTCGCGCATCCGAAACAACAGAATGTCGCCCGGGCCTGCGTCCTCCAGCGCCTTGGGCTGCAAATGCCGCAGGGCTGCCGCCCACAGCCGCTCGTCGCGCTGCGGCTCTGACCAGTCCATCGAATAGGCGGGCGGCACCTCGGGCTCAGCCCCCAGAACCTCGCGCCAGATGCCCCGCACCAACCCCAGACAATCGGCCCCCGCCCCCCGGCAAGAGGCCTGATGTACATAGGGCGTGCCAATCCAGCCCCGCGCCACCGTGACAAACCGCGCGCCACTCATCGCAGGCTGCCGCCGCTGTTCGCCCCACCGGAACGCGGCACCGACACCACCCAGTCCTCGCCGGGAATGTCGGGAAACCCCTGAAAGTTCAGCAGGTTGTTGAACTTGAGCCGACAGGTCTCGGTGCGTTTGTCGCAGCCCGCAATCACCCTGATGCTGTCGCCAGCCACCAGCGGAACCCGAAGCTTTTGCCACAGTTCAATCCGCCGCTGACCACCCTCAAGCACATCATGCTTGATCACCCCCCACAGGCCGTTTGCCGCACCGCCCAAAACCTGCAACCTCCCGCGGCGGAACCACTCAGGCTCGAACGCACCGGCATCGTCCCATTCAAAGTTCAGCCCGTCGCTGCCGACTTCCAGCGTGACGTCCACGAAATACCCCGGCGTCGCGGTGTCAAAGCGGCATTGACCATCGCCCAACACCGCCGTGCACGGCTTTTGATAGCTGCGCCCCAACGGGCGGTTCAACGCTTCGGTCAGCCCCCGCAACTCGGCCTGAAACGCCCCGCCTGCGCGGCGCAACTCGCCAATGCTGCCGCGAAACTGCATCCATCGTTGATTCACGTCCTGCCAATTCACCAGCCACGCCCGCACCTCGGCCCCGTCGAAACGTCCCGCTTCGATGTCGGCCTCGGTCACGGCGGCATCGCTCAGCGCGCCCAGTGCCTCGGTGTTGTCCACCGACAACCCCGTGCTTTGCGCCAAAGCCGAGGCACTCAGACCGGTGTCGGCCTTGAACTGCAACCCGTCAAACGCCAGCGCCACATCATGATCGGTGAACCCGTAGCTGACCCCGTCGCTGCGCGTTATCGACCACGCCCGACACAACGTCGTCGTACCCGTGGCCACATGGGCCAGAAACTCTGCACTTTGCCCCGCCATCAGACCCGCACCTCAACCACCGGCACGTCGGGCACCTGCCCCGCCTGAAAACTGGCCACGCTGGTCTGGATCTGATCGGTGGCAAAGCGCACCGGCACGTCAAATTCAAACCCGGCCACGATCTGCATCTGAGGATCGGGCGCATGGGCAAAGCTGACGATGCCCGAGGTCACATCAACCTCATAATCGACGCCTTCTTGCAACTCGTCCTGCGCGACGCCCACACGCACTGTGCCGGCCACCGGCTTGGTGATGATCCGGTCATAGCTGTGCGCGCCCGAGTGGTAGGTTTTCACCAGCGGATAGGCCAGCGTCTCCCCGTCGCCCACCGCAATCACCTGATCGTCAAAGGCAACCTTGCCGCTGGCCCTGGACGATTTGAAATCGGCCCAGTCCTTCCAGCGAAACCCGAACATCTGCCCGCGCCGCGCCTCGAAGAACGCAATCAGCGCTTCGATGTCATCCAGCGACCGCATCCCCAGCCCCGCATCATAGCGCCTGCGCGAATGTGCCCAGGGGGTGTTGCGTTCCTCATACCCGTTGGCCAGCGTCACAATCTCGGTGCGTCGCTCCGGCCCGCCAAGCGAGCCAAAGCTGAGCGATGCCGGAAATCTTACCTCGTGAAAATTCATCTCTACCCCTCCTCAGCGGTTGCGGTTGCCACGGCCCAAAGCACGGCCCATCTTGGCCGCGATCTGGTTCTGGCTGCGCTGGAACCCCTGCACATCCGGCGTGGTGATGTTCATGATGACGGTCGGCGCAGCCGCCCCTCCACTGCGCACCCCCAGCTTGCCATCGGCCCCGCGTGCCAGCGGCATGATGGCTTCGGGCCCTGCTTCGCCCATCAGTCCCATGCCCCCGCGCATTCCGAACGGTGTGGCACTGCTGACAATCCCGCCACTGGCAAAGGGCATCACACGGCCCTGACTGAACGACGCCCCGTCGGCAAAGGGCAGAATGCCCTGCACCAACCCGTTCACCCCCTGCGCCAGCAAGCCGCCAAAATGGTTCGTCACCGGCTTCATCGCAGCGTTATAGGTTGCGCTGATCATCGACTGCGCAACGGTTTGCAGCGCGTCAGACAGCTTCATGCCGTCGAACACCACCCCGTCAAACGCACGCCGCAGGCCCCGGCTCAGCCCGCGCTCCAGCACCTGCACATCCTGCCCCGTGGCCGCCAACGACGTGCGCATCCGGCGCAGCTCGCTGTCAAACCCCGTCACCATGACCGAGGCCTGACCCAAACTGTCCGACAGCGCATCCGCACTGGCATCCAGCTCTTCGATCCTGTCTTCGTATTCGCTCATATCGTTCCCTCGTCGGTTCGGTCGGGATAGGCCGCCATCAACGCCGCCAGCCCGTCATTCAACAGCGGCCCGCCACCGCCCGTATCGCCCAGCATCATCCGCAACTCGGCAGGGGTCAGGCTCCAGAACACATCCGGGGCCAGCCCCAATCCGTGCATTCCCGCCCGCATCAAGCCTTGCCAGTCCATCGCCTGATTCATGCCTCTGGCACCACAAAGGCACGCGCCAGCAACTCGGCGGCGGCCCGCGCCGCGGCCATCGGCCCGCCGTCAATCTCTGCCTGCGCCAACGCCGCAGGCGACAAATCACAGCCACCGCCTTCCAGCCCCGCGCCCAGCAGCACCAGCACATCACGGGTCGAGAACGCACCGCTTTCGAACCGCTCAACCAGCCCCACCAGCGATCCGGCCTCCAGCGCCGCCTCAAGCGACGCCAGCGCACCCAGGGTCAGGCGCATCACATGCCGCTGACCGTTGATGGTCAGCGCCACGTCTCCCCTCCACGGATTGGCCATCTCAGATCACAACGCCACGAAGGTCAGCAAACCCGCCGAGGCCATCGACATCTCATAGGTCGCCTCGCCATTGTGGCTGCCTGCGTATTCGATTGCGGTGACCTGAAACGGCCCCTCGATCACCCCGAAATCGGGAATGATAATCTGGAAATCCGGCACCTCGCCGTCAAAAAACAACTGGCGCGCACGCTCGTCTGTGCCTTCGTCCTTGAACACGCCCGACCCGCTGATGCTGCACGACCGAACGCCAGCCCCGGCCAGCAATTCACGCCAGCCCCCCTGGCTTTCCAGACTGGTGACATCCACCGTCTCGGCGTTAAAACTGACACGCGTGGCCCGCAGACCCGCAATCGTCTCGAACTGACCGTCCGAGGTCATATCCACTTTGACCAACAGGTCTTTTCCGTTCTGAGCAGCCATGAAATTCTCCAATCAGGGCAAAGGGTTAATCATCCTCGACACGAGCCTTGAACCGCAGCGTAATGGTGCGCCCGGCACCGCCGTCGCTGCGGTCCGCCACCGCGCGGTCGAAATTCAGGTAAATCAGCCGTCCCCGCGTCAGCGTCAGATCGGCGTCGTGCAGGGTGTCGCTGATGGCGACGCCCACAGCCTTGGCAGCGGCAAATCCCTGCACGTCCGTGACCACCGCAATGCGGATGTCATGGACCGCGCCGTCGCCGGTCTTGTCATTGGCTGCCTGTGCGGTTTCGGCGCCAATGCTGACATACAGCGACGGAACCGTGCCGGTTGGCACCGCATCATATATGTCCGACCCCACCAGATCGGTCACAGCCGTGGCCCCGCTCAAAGCCCCGTAAATCGCGCTTTGCAGCGCTGCGGAAACGCCATAGCTCATGTCGCCACCTCCTCATCTGCGAAACAGGTCAGATAGCGGCCCTCGGGGTCGTGTTCGGCCACCGCCGTGATGCGAAACACCCGCGCGCCATCCCGAAACCGTTGCTCGGCTGCGGGCCGTTCAGGATGGCCGACAGGCGCACCACGCACGATGATCCGGTATGCCACCTTCGACACCGGCGCCGGTCCCGCTGCCGCCTCGCGCCCCGTGCGCGGCAATACCTGTGCCCACAAAACACCCAGCACGGTCCAGCTTTGCGCATATCCCCCCGACCCGTCAGACACCCGCACAGGGGCCTCCAGGCTCAGCCTATGGCTCAGACGCGGCCGCTTCATGCCGCGCCCCCGGACCAGACGCGGAACATGCGATAGCGCTCGATCAGGCTGCTGACACCAAAGGGCATGCAGCCCTCGCTCAGCGTGGTTTCACTGCGGAACTCGTAGTAATGCGCCGCCAGCAGCAACACCGCCTGACGCAGATCCGACGGCACCTCGGCCCATGTCGCGCTGTATCCCGCATCAAACCCGATCACGACAGATCCAGCCGCAGGGATGGCAGGCAGCACCGCCCCCACCGGGCGCAACTGCGGGCGCTGCCCGTCCTGCTCCAGCCAGTATTGCGTTGCAGGCACTGCACTGCGCGCGCCCAACCGGTCGACAATCTCGACACTGCTCACCGCCACCACCGGCGCCACCGGCAGCGCCGCCGCATCAGGGTCACGCCAGCGGGTCAGCGACCAGCTGAAACCACGCTGCAACAGGATCTTACCCGTGCGCGCCTCAACCGCCGCCATCGCCGCCCGCAAGAAGCTTATCAACACCTCGTCTTGCAGCGATCCCGCGCCAAATCCGGTGCCCAGACGCAAATGCGCCTTGAATTCGTCCACCGGCAGGCCCGCGTCAGGCACCGTGGTCTCTTCGATCAACATCATGGAACATCTCCAAAATTCCGGCCCCTCAAAGATCAGAGCCGGACGCACGCCAGCCCGCGTTGCTCAGACGGAGGGGAGCAGCTAGACAACGCTGGCCTGTCAAAAGGGCACACGCCCGGCAGACGCGGGGAAACCAAAGCCCCCCGCGCCATCCACCTTCCCGGTTAAGAGACGGCGAATTTCAACAGCTTGATCGCCGCGAAATCACTCACATCGCCGCCCACACGCTTGGTCGCGTAGAACAGCACATGCGGCTTGGCGCTGAACGGATCACGCAGCACGCGCAGGTCGGGGCGTTCGGCAATGGTGTAACCCGCGGTAAAGTTGCCAAAGGCAATCGCAAAGCCGTTGCTGTCGGCATCGGGCATGTCCTCGGCCACCAGCACCGGATAGCCCAGCAGCGTCGCAGGCTGGCCTGCACCCAGACCGTCAGACCAATGGAACCGCCCGTCGTTGTCCTTGAGCTTGCGCACGATGCCCACGGTCTTGGAGTTCATCACAAAGCTCGCACCGGCGCGGTATTGCGCACCCAGCGCATAGACCAGGTCGATGATTGCATCAGGCTCCACGTCTCCGTCAATGCCCGTCGCCGTGTAGCCGATATTGCCCCATGACCAGCTGCCGTTTGCAACCGTCGGATGCGCCAGGAACCCCTTGGGCTTGTCCACCCCGTCGCCGTTGACAAAAGCCGCCGCCTCGGCGCGCGAAAACTTGTCCGCAATGCGCCCGGCCAACCAGCCTTCGATGTCAAAGGCACTGTCATCCAGCAGCCGCTGCGACGCCTTGGGCAGCGCCGACAGCTCGTGCAACGGGATGGTGATCCGGTCGATCTGCGGCGTATCGGTTTCCGCCACTGCACCCGTTTCCGTGGCCCAGCCAGCCCCCACATCCGTATGGTCCACCAGCACGTCAAACGTGGTCGCCTCGACGTTCACAACCGACGCAATCGAGCGCACAGAGGCAGTGGCATTCAGCACCGATTTCACCGTGTCCGCCGTCTGCGGGTCCACCAGGTAACCGCCGTCACTGTTCACCGCCGTCGACAGCGATTTCACCTCCATCTCCAGCCCGCGCAGGCCATCGTCATCGCCCGAACGCAGATAGGCGTTGAACGCCTTCTGATGGGGCGCGCCCGTGTCCACAGCGCCCGCCAAAGGGGTGCGCGCAGGTGTCATTTGTTTCCGGTCCAGCATGGTCAGTCGCTCTTCTGTTTGTTGAAGTTTCGTTTCAATTTCGGCCTGAAAGCCCTTGAAGTCGCTGACAAAGCCGTTAACGGCTTGGGTGACTTCCTGAACCGGAGACAGATCTTCCCCGGTCGGAGCCTTGATCTCGGTCTTGCTCATCCGCATGTCCTTGATTGATTGCAGTTCAGACGCGACTTACGTGCGCATCAACCTCGTGCGCGCGTCCTCAAAGGCCGCCGCCATTCCGCGCAGTGCCGCAGCCTCGTCAGGCAGCATGTCGCCCGCTTTGCCTGCCACACGCGCACTGGGCAGCATCGGGAATGTCACCAGCGACACCTCCCAAAGCTCCAGTTCCGTCAAGAGCCGCTGGCCCTTGTCATTCTTCGCGGCCCGCACCGTGCGATAGCCGATGCTCAGCCCGTCAATGGCCCCCGCTGCGATCAGCGACGCGGCCTCGCGGCCCTTCTCGACGCTGTCCAGCAGCCGCCCCTTGACCCACAGACCCGTGGCATCCTCGCGCACCTCGTCCCACACGCCGATCGGCTGGGACGGATCATGCTGCCACAGCATCTTGACCTTGCGCCCCGACGCCACCAGCGCCTTGAGCGAGGCCGCATAGGCCCCTTTGGCCACCACGTCGCCGCCCTGATCGCAGGCGCCGAACAGGCTGGCATAACCTTCGATCACCGCCCCGTCCTGCACCTGCAAGCCTTCGCCGAAACGGGCGAATTTCGTCTCCAGTCCAGTGTCCACGTTCATGGCCCACTCCTTTGTTTGTCCGCTCATGGTGTCGCCACCAGAAAAGATTGCAGCGCCTGCGCCAAAATCACCGCGACCACGCCATACACCGTCAGCCACAACCGTCGCTCCAGCCGCTCCATAGTCTCGTCCAGCCGGTCCAGCCGGCGGGCGATATTCTCCAGGTGAATCTGCGTCACCCGCTCATGCGCCTGCAACCGCAGCCCCGGCGCACACTCGAACCGCTCCAGCAACGGCCCCTCAGGCATCGTCGCCCTCCTGCGCGGCAGGCAGGCCCAACAGACTGCGCTTTTCCGCATCGCTCAAAAAATCCGCCCCCGCGACCCGCGCCCATTGCGCATCGCGCTCTGCGGCCAGTGCCGGCACCTGATCCAGATCGGGCTTCAACGCCACCGCATCGCCGCTGAACTGCCCCAGCCATTCAGCCAGCGCCGCCGTCACCCGCGTCGCCAGCGGCAGCACGGTCAGGCGGAAGAACGCGCGGTTCGCCTCCTGATAGTTGGCATAGGTCGCATCCCCCTGAATCCCCAGCAGCATCGGCGGCACCCCAAAGGCCAGCGCAATTTCGCGCGCCGCACTCTCCTTGGTCTTCTGGAATTCCATATCGCTGGGTGAAAACCCCATCGGTTTCCAGTCCAGCCCACCTTCCAGCAGCATCGGCCGCCCCGCATTTCGCGCACCCTGATGGTGGCTCTCCATCTCGCTCACCAGCCGGTCGTATTGATCCGAACTCAGGCTGCCCTGTCCCTCGGCCCCGCGATAGACAATCGCCCCGCTGGGCCGCGCCGCATTGTCCAGCAACGCCTTGGACCACCGGCTGGCGCTGTTGTGCACATCCAGCGCCATCGCCGCCGCCTGCATCGGGCTGAACCCGTAATGGTCGTCCTGCGGATGAAAGCTTTTGATATGGCACACCGAAGCAGGCACACCGCTGGCATCAAACCGGTGCTTGCGCCCGCCCACCGCGTATTCATAGGCCACCGGCCAGCCATCCGCCCCCGGCACCACGCTCATGCGGTCGCTGCGCAGCACATGCAGTTCCTGCGGCGCGCCGCTGCCATCCGACACCGCCTCGACATAGCCGTTGCCCGACAACAGCAACTGCCCGTACAGCGCCTCCAACAGCTCGGCCCGCCCCTGCGCCGCATTGGGCCGCGTGATCAACTGCAACAGCGGATGCACGTCATAACGTTGCACATCGTCCTGCACCACCAGCGGCAGCGCCGCCGCCGCTTCGGCAATCAGCTTCACACAGCGAAAGCCCACCGGATTGCCGCTGAAACCCGTACGCGTCAGCGACACGGTATCGCGCGGGCTCCAGGCCACGCGCCCCGAGGTCTGATAGGCCACCACAGGCCCTGTCGCACTGGCCTTTTGCTGCGGCGCATCCTGCCCGCCACCGCGTCGAAAGAAATCCAAGACCATCGCTTCGCTCCTCACCTGTCCTCGGTTGACGCAACCGGTGCCAACCACCCCGCAGCCCTCTTGCGTCGGCGGGATCACCGCCGACCATTCAAGCCGCGCCTTGATGTCTAAATCGGAACCGTCACCACCCGTCCGTGCTGGGTGATGTCGGCGTTGAGGGCACTATGCCAACAAAGTGTTAATACCGATCAAAGCGACCGTACGCCGGGTCGCCGCCAGTTCGCAGCCGGCACGATCATCAGCTCGTGCAGCGCCCACACCAACGCGTCCACACGGTCCGGCGATCCTGTTCCCACGAACCCGCGCGCCGTCATCTTCACCATCTGGTCCTCCAGCGCATCCAGCGGCCCCGCGTGATGCACCCGCCCCTGCTCATACAGCGCCGCCACCGGCTCGGCGCGGGCCACCTTGCCCCGGCTGGCATGTACCGCCTTGTAGGGCACCAGCGGGTCCACCTGCCGGATCACCTCGCCCACCATCTGCCCGCCCTGGTTCACCTCGGCCACCAGCCGGTCGGCGTTGAATTCATCGCGCGCCGCAATCGCCGCCCGCGCCCATTCCGCGGGGCTGGCCCCGGTCACTGTCCGATCCGCCAGAACATAGGCCCGCCAGGTCTCGGGCGGCCCTTGCGTCTGCGCGCCGACCACCACGATCCCGCATTCGTCCGCGCCCTTGCCACTGGTCGTTGCCGGGTCCAGCGCCACCACCACGCGGTCCAGTTCCGGCACCGATGCCACCCGCACGTCACTCAGCCCCGCCGAGGTCCACAGCGCGCCCTCCGCATCCACCAGCAGCACACCATCCAGCTCCTGCCGCCCCAGCCGCGTCCCCGCGTACCGCGCCCGCACCTCTTGCAGAAAGCTCTGCGCCAGATTGGCCCGGTTCGCTTCCGTCGGCGCATGGCTGGTCACCGTCGACGGCGCTGCCAGCAAAGCTTTCAGCACCCCCACATTGCGCGGCGTCGTCGTCACGCAAACCTGCGGCTGATCCCCCAACCGCAGCGCAAACTGCAACTGGTCCCATGCCTCTTCCGACTTTTTCCACTTGGCCAGCTCATCGACCCATGCCGCATCAAACTGTGGCCCGCGCAACCCTTCGTAGTCATGCGCCGAATGCACCGTCGCCACCGCGCCATTGGGCCATTCCAACCGCTTGCGCGTCGAAACCCACTTGGGCCGCCGGTCGGGCGGTGAACAGGCCATGATCCCGCTGTCGCCAAAGATCATCACCTCGCGCACCTGATCCTGCGTCTCACCCACCAAGGCCACGCGCGTGCACGCGCCGGGATCAAAAGGCCGCGCCCCCTCGACTTTACTGCGCACCCATTCGGCCCCGGCGCGCGTCTTGCCCGCACCACGCCCGCCCAAAATCACCCAGGCCCGCCAGTCCCCCTCTGGCGACAACTGATGCGGCATCGCCCAGAACTCGAACAAAAAAGGGAGGGCACAAAGCCCCCCCTCCCCAATGTCGTCAAGAAACTTGGCCTGCTCTTGCACAGTTGCGCAAGCGAGCAAGTCGGCACCCGACCTCAGCCCGTGCGGCGTCAAGATCGAGTGCATAACCGCCTTGGGCGATGTGTGATTGTTTACGTCGACATTCTGCAACTTGAGTCTCCAGTTTCATACAGGTCTCAAGCGACGATCGCAGCGAAGCGACCGTCGCTTTAACATCTTTTGCATCCGCATCCCCCCCGTTCCGCGCCTCTTCCTTCAAAGCGGCGAGCTGCTCTCTAAGTTCACCAAGCTCACGGTAAACCGTGTCCAATGCCTGTTGGATCTGCCCGGTGTCCTCATTTGGGGTAATGATGATCATGACTGGTCATTCACCTCTCTTGGGTATGTGCCCCCGCACGAGAGAAACACGAAAAAACGGCCACCGAGGTCACCCTCGGGGCCGTTTGCCCATGTCTTCCAGCATGTCACAAGTTCTACATCAGACCGTGCGCAAAGTCAAGGTTGATGGCCGCCCCGCCATCACCCAACCGTCCGTTATCATTACGAAAACTTAACGATTGGGCGCAACGCTCAATTCTCCGGCGCGGGCTGTTGCGCCTCGATTTCACGCCATTTCGCTACGTTGCGGTTGTGCTCTTCCAAGGTCTTGGCAAAGGCATGTCCACCGCTGCCATCGGCCACAAAGAACACAAAATCAGTGTCCGCAGGCCGCGCTGCCGCTTCCAGACTGGCGCGTCCGGGGTTTGCGATGGGCGTCGGTGGCAGGCCTTCGATCACATAGGTGTTCCAAGGCGTCGCCTTGCGCAGTTCCGACTGGCGCAAACCACGGCCCAGCACGCCTTCGCCCTTGGTGATGCCATAGATCACCGTGGGGTCGGTCTGCAAACGCATGCCCTGGTTCAGACGGTTGACGAACACGCTGGCCACCTGACGGCGCTCGTCGGGCACGCCGGTCTCTTTCTCGATGATCGACGCCAAAATCAGCAATTCTTCAGGCGTGTTCACCGGCAGGTCTGCTTCACGGCCTTCCCATGCTGCGGCCACCAGAATCTCCTGTGCGGCCTCCATGCGCGCCAGAATGGCCGCACGGTCGTCGCCCGGACGCACCTCATAGCTGTCAGGCGCCAAAACGCCCTCGGCTGGCACCTTTGCCACCTCACCGTCCAGCACATCCATGCTGCGCAGGGCCTCGGTCACCTGCCAACTGGTCACACCTTCGGCCATCGCAATGCGAAACCGCGTGTCCGGCTTGGCCTTCACATCGGCGTAAATCGTCGGAACCTCGTCAACGGTCTGTTCAAACTCGGCCCGCTCAACGAATTTGCTGGTCGCAGGGTCCAGTTCGCGCACCTGAACCGACACACGGTTCACGCCAATACGGTACACCACTTCGGTGCCACAGGTGCTGGCCCCGCCGCGGGTCACCACGTCAACGATCTGTTCCATCGAGGCACCCGGCTCAACCAGATAGCTCCCGGCCTTCAGCTGTTCGGTCTTCTCGGCGTAGTTCGCCCCGATCCGCAGAATCGGACCGCTGGTCACAGCGCCTTGTTCGACCAAAGACTTGCTGACACGGTCAAAATTCGACCCGCGTGGCACTTCCACACAAATCGCATTCGTCAGCGGCCCTTGTGCTTCATATTGCCCTTTGCCCCACAGAATGACGCCACCCAGCAGAAACAAAGCCAGCAAAATGAACGTCAGCGCGTTCGAGGCAATATGACGCCACAT